ATCTTCCGCGACTATATGCCCGACGACTCTGTGTGGTACCGTGGAGGGTCGCACATTGTTCAGAAGGCGATTGCAATCGATAAGAAGCGAACTGATTTGGCAATGGCTGAAGCATACAATATTCCACAGCTGTTTGTGCAGGGTATGGATGACGAAGCGGCAGCAAAATTCAAGAAGGGCAGGAGCTACCTCATTAACGTAAGCGGTAGCATGCTGGATGATTCAGGGAATGACGCAAAGTACATATCGCCAAACGAGGCCCTTGATGAGCTAAACAAACTTATCCAAGAACGCTATGATCGCCTTGGGCTACAGTCCGGATTGAGCAAATCACAAATCAGCGGGGAAACGGCAACAAGCGGCTATCATTTAGCACTAAGCAAACAAGATGTGCGTGAGCTTAGTCACCGCCGCCGCAAATACTACAAGAAACCAATAACTAATTTGTGTGCCCGTCTGATTGAGGCCCTGAGTAATACAGTGCGCATTTCGCAAAATACCGAAAATTTAAAAGTGAGCCTGAAGTACAAAGAGCCGGTTATGTTGGAGTCAACATCAGAGCGAGAGCAGGGGTGGGCCTTGAAGTTCGCAAATGGAACCGCAAACCTGATTGATTACGAAATGCAACACAACCCAGAAATCGCAACACGGGAAGAGGCTTTGGCTATCGTTTTAGGGCGAGCAAAGGAAGCTGCTGAAATCGCAAACATACGAAATCCATATTTGGAAGATACTCAGAATCAGAAAGATGATAAGGCTTAATAATGTACAACTTTGAATCCGAAATTGACAAGATAGTTGAGCAGATCACGGCAGACATTACAGCCAACATTGATTTTGACATTGAAGATGGCGTAATAGCCTTCACTGATGCCAACATCAACAAAGCTATTCTGCTGAAAAGCAATGTTGAGGCTATCATATCAAATTCTGGTTTCTATGCTGCTGTACAGTCTGCAATAGATGATTACGTTAAGGTTTCAACATCGCGGATCAGTGAAGTAAAGAGAATGTTCAGCATTACTGATTTGTCGGGATTTGACACGCAAACGATCAGGTCAATTCAAGCAATGGATTACGGAAAGTTACAGGGCGTTGCCGAGAAGTTCATTGCTGGTGTAGGTGATAAATTTGTAAACAGCGTAGCAACCGGGCAGCAGTTCAGTACATTGCTGGATGAGACTGTCAAACAGGCGGAGCGCTTCAAAAACGAGGCACTCACACAGATTAACACAATGCAAAATGTGTTCCGCCAAAACTTAGAAGATAAACTGGCCGAGGAGATCGGCTTTGACAATACTAATGTTTGGATATATATGGGGGCCCCCCTTCAGGCCAACAGCCACAAAGAGTGTATTTGGGCACTCACGCAGAAGGCAGCGGCCCCCTATTTCACCAATGAAGAAAAGGAAGAGTTTGAGCGCGGTGGTGGCCCGCTCACGATTGTCCATGGAGAGCCGCGCTGGAACTGCCAGCACAATTTCTTCATGACATCCCTAACCCCGAAGGAGGCTGGTCTTGCATAAAGATCGTAACAGTGTGTTTATTTCAATCCCACAAGACAGGTGGGAAAAGATATTTGGTAAAAAAGAAGTAACTAAAGGCGCGGGATGCGCCGAAGAAGGAGGCCGAGATGGCAATAAAGGAATTGATAAATAAGGTACGCACCGCATTACCAGCGGATGCTTTAGAATCGGTGGCCGATGCCCTTGCCGCAATGGACAGGGAAGCGGTAACCATGGAGTCGGCATTAAAGGACGCCAACAGCTCAGATGCAGAGCGCAGGATTGCTTTGAAAAAAAAAGACGAGGAAATTCAGGGATTGAAAAACCAAGTCGCTGAGCTTGATGGCTATAAATCTCAGATTGCAGAGCTTGAGGGATTCAAGCAAAAGTATGATGAGGTTATTGAAACGCAAAACACGGCACTCAAAACAAAATGGGCTGAAATGGCGAAGACCTTTGATGCAAAGGAAACCGACCCCAATTTTGACAAAATTGATAAGGTAAAGGGTAGATTTAACCTTAACACTGACATTGATATTGATCAGGTCAAGCAAAACATTTCAACCTATGAACTTTTATCGGAGACAGGTTTCTTTGAAAAGAGTACCCCGGGAAAGGATAAGCCACCAAATGGTGGTGGTGATAAAGCTGATTATAAAAGCCTTTCTTGGGTTGAGGCCACAAAACCAACGAGTTAGGAGTATAAATGTTATTCCAAGAATTAGCTGTAAAACACGCTAAAAAGCAACTAAAAATGGTTGATTCTCTTACTGAGGGCACACCGCTTCTGAATTCAATGCTGATGGCACAGGCATCTGGTGGGCTTTTCCACGTGTATGAGGACTTGTCGTCTGTTACCGGGGGCGGGTTTACTGATCTGAATTCGTCTCTTACTACCGTAAGCGCAGAAAGTGAGCTTGGTCAAGTTGACCTGAAAATGATTGGTGGCGAGATGTTCGTGCCGCAAGATACCGCTACAAAGCTTGGCGGAAAAGATGCTTATTTCGGCATGAAGTTCCCCCCAATTCTGCGTCGCACCGGTATGACTGTTGAACATTCCCTGATTTACGATTCTCTTCGCAAATATGCGATTGATAACGGTCACACGGTTACCGGTGACGGTACAACTGTTGGTGGTCAAAGTTCTATCCTTGCAGTTACTTGGGTAGAGGGTGAGATTTCAGGATTGTATGACCCGGACTATTACCAAGACGGTATTTTTAAGATTGAAGACCTTGTAAACGGTTCTTTGATGAAACACCCAACATCTGGTGTAAATGGTTATGGTCGTCAATTTAAAACAGCACTTGGTGTCTTGCTGGCTAATGCTGATTATGTTAGCGCTTACGTTGACATTGATTTGTTGACAGAAGACAAGGGTGTTACTACCGCAAAAATGGACAGCTTGCTTGATCTTTGCCGTGCTGGTGATGGCAACACCGTTCTTTACATGCACCCGTCAACACTTAACCGTATAGTTAAGAAACTGAAAAACAATTCAGTTCAAATCGTTAACGCTGACACAAACATCTTCCGTAGCGTAGTGGCTTATGATAACGTTCCAATTATCACAAGCCGCAATTTTGACTATGCTTCTGAAGCAATCGTAGCATAAGGGGGCATCATGGGATTTGATGGGAAACCACTCCGCGACGATGAGGCTTATTTGGCCTCTGCTCAAACTATACCACAAAACACCTCTGCTTATGGCGACGAAGGATCAAAGTTTGTAGGCAACACAAATGGCGCATTATGCGTTCGTGCTTACGTAACAACCCAAATCGCACTTGCAGACGCCAAGGTGTTTACAATCAAACTTTTCGATTCTGCCGATGACAGCACATTTGCAGAATACGCAACAACTTACACAGTTACCGCATCAGGTGCAACCACTATTGCAGTCGGAACCAAACTTGGTGAAGACTTTGTGATTCCGCCTCAGATGAACAACTATGTAAAGGCTCAACTTGTAACCACAGACGCCGCCGCAACTGGCGCCGTTGATATTGTCATAACTTATCTTGATCGATAAGAAACAGCGGGGAGGGCTTCGGCTCTCCCCAATTATGGAGAAATAATGAGCTGGGCGACACAAACTTTTACCACAATTGACGATTTACTGAAGCTGGAAAGTGAGATAACACGTCTTACGTCAACCGGGACTGCATCGTACATTGGCGAAGGTGTAAGCATTGCAGCAGCAGCGCCAGAGTTTGACTCAATTACCGTCTCACGTGGTGACGAAGTTGTTGCCATTGCAGCCACACAGCTGACGGTTAAAGACAGTGAAGAGCTGACGATATATCTGGTTGACAGCGACGATGACACCACATTTGCCAACATTGCAACCGGCAATGTGAACTACAGTGTTACGCCTTCTGGTGGCGATTTGACTGTAACCGCTGATACTGAGCTTTTCCGCTGGATCGTAACGTCGGACACAGAAGATTATCTGAAGGCAGTTGCTACGAGTGCAGCCGTTAACTCTGGGACAATCTCAATTTACAGTACAAGCAAGTGGGCTGACAAAATCTCAGTTGCAAAAGACTACATGGCAGTTGACATTGAACTCATGCTGATCAATAACGGATTCCGTGACTACGTAGACTACAGCGCCGGGGATGAGCCAAAAGACCTTATCACCAACCTGTCAATCTTTGATATGGCATCTCACATGAAAACACTTGAGCTTATATTCTTTGACTTGGCCCGTGGTGACGAAGATTCGATTTTCTGGCACAAGATGGTGTACTATCGTGAAATGTACAAACTGCATCTTGATAAGGCATGGGAACTGAAGAACATTGACGTTGATCTTGACGGAGATACCGACAACTACCGTGATAAAACTGAAAACACGCGGAGTTTTACACGATGAGCGTTGTACTGGTTGAAACCGTTTCTGGGCGTATCAAAAAGATACAAACAGAGCTTGCCAATGTTGATAAACAGATAGTCTTGGTGCTGTCTGATGTGCGTAATGACATCCAGAAGCGCACACAATCAGGCAAGGATTACAAGGGGACTGCGTTTCATCCATATAACGAGCAATATAAGAAGTTTAAAAAACGCAGTGGCCGCCCAGACAGCCCGGTGAACCTTACATTCAGATCACACATGCTTAACGGGATGACAGTTGGTCGTGTTGCTGGTGGAGGCCGCATATACTTCCCAGATGGAAAGCAGCGCAAAAAAGCAGGGTGGCACCATAATGGTGAGGGACACAATCCTGAAAGACCATTTTTTGAACTGTCTAAGCAAAACATGGGTTACATTTCTAAACGGCTTAAAGAAAAACTGAAAAAGGCGGTTCGTGCATGATCAATAAACAATCTGACGTGCTATCATACATCCGCAAGGTGATAAAAGACCTGAGCGTTGTCAAGTACGTAGGGATTTACCCAAATTGGAATGAGGTAACACACGACAACATGCCAGCCGTACTTATCCGGGACGGTAATGAGGAGGTTGACGAAGATTTTGAGCGTAACGGTTTGTATGATTATGACTACTTCCCGGAAATCCACCTTTACCAGTTAAACGACAAGCTGCGGTTTGATAATCTTACCGTTCAGGCTTCCATTTGTGACGCTATTATCAACGATCCTACCCTTGGAGGTGCTGCACTATGCACCGAGATTTTAAGCGTTGATAAGGGCGATTATAACACCGAAGAAACAAACACCTCTGCGTTTATCGGGCCAGAGGCAAATATGCGCGTTATTACGCTGCGAATAAAACTAAGTACAGTTAGATAGGAGGCCGTATGGCACAATTAAACAGACACCAAACGGTGATTTTGGCTGGTAAAGAAGCCGGCTATGGAACCGAACAGACTACGCCGACAGACAAGATCGCATCAATGTTTGAGTGGGATTACGGCGTTCAATCTTTTGACGTTGCAATAAAAACGCAGACTCTTGCACCGATGACGATAGAGCGTGGCAAAGGCCGCAAGATGCCAACATGCACACTGTCTGGAATCCTGACCGATGCTCACCAGTGGATTTTAGAGGCGGCAATTGGCGATAATGCAACCCCACTTACAATCCCTGCTACAGATAGCGGCTACAGCTACACCATCTACTGTGCTGTCCCCGCATCAAGTGCTGATGCTGGAGATGGTGTAAAGGTAACTGGCGCACGCTGCGAAAGCCTGACACTAAGCCGCAACGGTGACTTTATCAACTTTGAAGCATCATTCAGGGCTAAGGCAATCGTTGATTGGGCTTCACTTGACGGGTTGACTTTAACATCCGTTACTGATACCACTACACCAGAAAATACACCGTTTCTGTGGCAGGATGTTGTTGTTAGCCTTGCAAATGCTTCATATTCAAATGCCAATGATTTAAGCATCACAATCACAAACACCTTTGCCGATGATGACGTACTTTATCAAAATTCAGAATCAAAGGTGCAGGACGTTATCTGTTCAACCACCGGTGAATTAACCTATCAGGCAATTTATGACACAGTAAAAGACCCGGCAATCGCCGCGTTAATAGAAAGCGTAGATCCGGCTGAGATATTTGAAAGTACCATTTCTTTTGTAAGCGATGATGCGACATGGACGTTCACAATCAACGGCCGAGAAGCAAACCCGGCACGTCCAGACGACGCCAAGTGTATCTACGTAACCGACCACATAGTCACCATGCTTGGTGATAGCACAACTGAAGCTATTTCGGTAGCAATATCATAAACAATTAAGGAGGGTTGATATGAGTAAGTTAAAATCGTGTTACAGACGGTCACAGCAGCCGGGCTATTATGCTGATGTTGAACTTGACGGTGAGGTTATCGCAACCGTAAAGGCAATGACCCGCTTTGACCTTAGTGAGCTACAGCGCAGGGTGTTCGAGAAGGAAACGCCGGACATGGTGCTTTATTCGCTTATCCGCCTGCGCCAAGCCCTTACCGGCAACGACAAGGTTGGATTGAAATTCACCGACGATAAAGTTGATGAAGAGCTTATAAACGACCTCAGCAACGACGTGTTTAACGCAATAAGCAAGGCCGTTAATGATCTGGACAACAACTGGGAAGATCAACGTGAGGCACTTGAAAAAAACTGAGGAACGCCGTAATGATTATGGAGTCCAACCCAGCCAACACGGTCGGGCTCCTCATTGGCGGCGTTATCGGGAAGCAGAAATTCTGCATGGAGTGTGAGCAGTATGATACATGTGATCACAGCAAACAGCGCATCCCGTGGTGTGTGTCTCAAGCAATTGAGTACTACCATCGGAACAAGTTTGCACGAGACTACCCATGGCCTGGCGGCTACATGGATCAACCAGTTTGGCTGCATGAACTATCACTCAAAGTTGGCGAAGTAATGCAAGAGATAA